ATATAACTAATACAGTTATTTGTTGTATCTTTTATTAAAATGGCTGGATTTGCTGCTCCATTAATTTCTAACAATTGACCTGGAGCATTAGTTCCTATTCCCACTTTGCCATCAGAACCTTGCACAAAAAACGCATTGGCATCGTTATCTGATTCAACACGAAAGTCTAAGTCTATGCTATCATCATTAAAGATTGTTTCAGTTGATTTAAAAAACATTCGGTTACGCATTGTGCTTGCAATAGATGTTGTTAACTGAAGTTGACCATCTACATCTCCTTGAGAAGCATCTCCTATATTACTCTGAAGAATTGCAGTCTCAACAAGATTCCCAGCATCATCATCTGCCAACCAACGAACTCTCCCAATAACATCTCCATCAGCTGGAGAACCACTATCTCTCCGTAAATCTATTTGCGGACCTATGTTATTGTCAGCATCTGTAGATGTCAAAGTTAACTGTGATGTATTATCAGCAGTAGTAATTGTCACACCATCTGCAAAAGTTGCTCCAGCATTAAATGCAGCTGAACCAGCCGCAGACATATCAAGTGTAAGAGCAGTAATTCCAGAACCACCATCATTACCCCTTACAACAAAATCTGCATCTGATGGACCTACTGTAATTCTATATGAAGTGCCAGATATATTACTATGAGTAGCAATCAGAGTTCCGTCATCATGAATTAGTATATCTCCGCCACCAGCATCTAATGTTATATCGCCTGCTACATCTATTGTTAAATTACCACTAGATAAATCAATCTCTGTGCCATCTATTGTAATGTTGTCTACTTTAACACCAGCATTAGCAGTAACTATACCAGTAAGAGCAAGGTCTCCATCTGCTGCAATAGTAATAGCACCCACAGTGCTTGCAGAGCCTATAGTTTTTCCATCTCCAATAATTATATCATCTGTGAATGTTGCAATTCCAGTTACACCTAATGTACCACCAATCGTAGCCAAGCCACCTATTGCAACATCATCTGTTACTGTTAAATCATCTTGGACTTTTAAATCAACAACACTTAAAGAAGCAAAAGCATCTACAACTGCAGCACCACTTCCAGCACCATCAAGGTATACTGCTTTTGTATCTCCGGGAAGTATTGTTACATTTGCACCAGAACCCTGACTTATTATAATATTTTGTGATCCACTCGTAGCATTTTCTATAAAGTGCAACCTACTTATTGTGTTCGGACCAATTGTTATAGTACAAGCACTATCTAAAGTTCCAGTATACTTGATATACATAGCTCTTTCTGCATCTGCAGCTCCATCTGCTACTGTACTTGCAAAAGTATCTGCATTTGTCGTTATAGCTTGTGTGCCAAATCCAAGTGCTTCACCAATTAGTTCTAAGTTTGTATTGGTCGTAGCCCCCCATGTTCCAGATTGTTCACCATCTGCTATTTCTTCTAATCTTAAATCATTTACATATGAGCTTGCCATGTTGTTATCCTTATGCTGCTATTTTTGTCCAATTTGGAGTTTGTGATACGGTTATAGCTGAAAAATTGGATGTTTGTGCCGTATCTATTAATCCCCAAACATTTTCTTCTCCCGTAAAACCAGTGGCACTTAAACCAATAGGGAAAACACCTATTGAAAAAGTTGGTGCGTGAACAGTGCCTACCGAGCTTGTTCCTACGTTTGTAGCCACTGTAAGTAAAGAAGAACCTGTAACACTTTCTGACCCAACAGCACTTGTCATAGCTCCTTGTGTAACAGCTACAGAAACACTTCCAACAAAACTAGTTGTTCCTAAAGCACTAGTTAATGCTGATTGAGTAACAGGAACTTCTCTTGAAGGAACAACAACAACTGATCCTAAAGCACTAGTTGCAGCACTTTGAGTAACAGCAACAGGAATAGGATTATTCCACGCTCCTTGCGTCCAAGTGCCTCTACCCCAACCAGTTATATTAGCCATATTTTACCTTACAATTGTTCGGTTAAGCAATTCTTATAATAGCATTACTTGCATCAGCCGTTGGAAATTGAATTGTAAATGTTCCAGATGTTGATGTTTTGTTACTTGTAAAATCTAACACGCAAACTGCTTTATTACCGTTAGTATCGTTATAAATTAAAGCGCCCATTGCTGTAATAGTAGCTGTTGTAAAACTTAAATCTGCAAAATCAGTAATTCCTGTAGTGCTAACATTAGTTGGTGCAACTTTAGTTAAAGCTCCACCTCCAGTTGCATAAGAACCACTTGAAGCAACTTCTCCCGTTGTCACAAGAACAGTTGACGCAGCTCCTAATGTTGCAGTCGTACTTGATTTTCCACCACTACTTTCTGCAAATAAAGCCAACTTAAACGCATTACCATTTGTTGCAAAATTATGAGTAGCTGTTAAAAGTTCTTTTTTAAACGTAGTACAAAGTGCTTGTGCTATTGCCATTATAGTCTCCTTATATACTCTGCCAATTCTTTTTGGCCTGATTCTTGTATCATGTGTACTATTGTAGCTCTTTCTTCTCTTCTTGCCAAGAGTAAATAATGAAACAAAAGTTTTTTGACATTTTCTTTAAAAACATTGGCTTGATCTCTAATAACATCTGGAGCATTTTCAGATACAGCAACAATTTTATCTGTTGCCATTTGTGCTATTTGTTCGTCTGAAAGACCTCCGTTATTAGAAGTCATAATATTAACAGGAGCAGTATTACCCTGTATTGCTGAAAAAAATGTCATCTTGTGTCTTCCTCTCTACCATATATTCTTGGAATTGCATCTAATGGCTCTGGTGGTTCTAATTTTGATTTTCTTGTTATTAACATACTTCCTTCATGGACTGTAGAAACTATGGGATCGTCTAATCTATGGTATCCATACAGCTTTTCTTCATCTGGCACATTAGTATCTAAAAGGGTAGAATTATGTGCAATCTCAATTTTTATTCCTTTTGTAGTAGCAATAGCCAGCCAAAACTCTGTGCAAGCTCTACCTGCTTCTGCCATATGAGGAACTTCCTTATAACTAAAATCTACTCCATATAAACAAATTTTACTTACTTCTTGAGATATAGCAAAAGCTATTGCATAAGGAACTGTGTTATTTAAATATGCGTATTTTGTTTTTTCTAATACTTCTTGCAAAGGGTATTCTACTACATCAGGGCATCTTTTATCTAAACAACACGAATAAATAGGTATATTTAATTTTTTTAATAACCTGTCTTTCATTACATTTGTTTGTTTTCCAGCCATTTCTCCATCTAAAAAACGAGATGCTGGATCAAGCATAAAAACACGATCATGAAAAATAACAGCGGACATTGCGTTTATAGCCCAAACTTCATCAAAAATATCACTTCTTGTTTTAGCAAGAATATATTCTGAAAAAGTATTTCCTAATGCAACAATGGCTATTGTTTTATTTTTTAAATTACTCATGTTCTTTGCTTTAGTAATTTTCCTGTTCTGAAAGCGTCTTTGTCTTCCATTCCTTCTGCATAGTTTTTTAACCTAGAAATAGATTCCATGTATCTATCAGAATACATTTTTATAATATCAGCTTCACCCTTCATAAATGTGTAAGCCTCTACTAAACATGCGTAAAGAAGTGCATCAGTTGCATTGTCACCTATCCACGTTTTGCCAGTACCGTCTGTTGTGATTGAGGTTGGTCTATAAAAGTAATGCAATTCAGCCACATATGAAGCATCAGGTGTTGGTGCTACTATAAAGTTTTGATAGTCAAAAGGAGCATAATATTTTGGATTTCCAGTTGTTGAAGATCCACCAGGAGTATATTGTTGTAAAAAACTTACGTCTTTTTGTAACAGAAAATTAGTGTTCCCACTAGAATCAACGAAAGCTAAAGAAAAAGAAGATAAATAATCAGTAGGCATAGCTAAAAATTTATTACCACTAGTTAATTCACCAGAAACATTTTTACGAAAATACTCTAAATCTATTGATTTAAATATTCTTTCTTCTGCATTAGTAATAAAAAAAGGTATTTCTGCAACAAAGGTTGTTTCAGAATTATCAGTCCAATCTTTAATAGATTGAGTTAATGTGGTAAATGTCCATGCCATTATGTTATACTCACTGTTACGCTACCAACACTCGCAGTAGCTTCAAAAGTTTCTATTTCTTTACCTATTATACCTAAACCTGTGTTTGTATAAATAGTAAAAACAGTAAAATCATCATCATTGTCTGGTCTAGCGTTCCTAATAGCCTCTGGATCAGTTGAAACTTTTGGAGGAGTTAATTGAGGATGCTTCTCCTC